ACGTATTGTCAATCCATCGGGAGTGCCAAAGTTTCACGGCACGTTTAAGAGCATGGTGATGACACAGCTTACGCGGTTTAAGTGGGTGCCAAGACCAGACTCTACCGAAACGGTATTTAACGCGTTGCAACCGGCGATTAGGTTTTCTAAAGAGGAGTGCCTTGACTTGCCAGACATGATGTATGTCACACGGGATGTTCCCCTCACGAAGCAGCAGACCAAGTATTACGAGGGGTTGTTACGGGAACAGTTGATCAACGCCGCAGGAGAAGAAATCTCCGCACCTACGGCAGCAACGGTATTGACCAAGCTGTTGCAGATATCCGGTGGTGCGGTCTATTCAGACACTAAGGAAGTCATTGAGTTTGATTGTTTAAATCGGCTACAGGCGTTGAAAGAAGTGATCGAAGAAGCAAGTCATAAAGTGTTGGTGTTTGTGCCGTATACGCACAGTTTGGTGTTGGTTTCAAATTGGTTGAAGTCGAAGGGCATTACGAATCGCGTTATCAATGGGAAGGTATCCCCAACGAAGCGCACGGAGATATTCAATACGTTCCAGACTACGCCTGACCCGCAGGTATTGGTTATTCAGCCACAGGCAGCATCGCATGGCGTAACCCTACACGCGGCTAACGTCGTGGTCTACTGGTCTCCGGTTATGAGTGTTGAGACGTATCTGCAAGCTAACGCACGGGTGCATCGCGCAGGACAAGCTAACAAAGTAACCATCGTGCATTTGCAGGGTAGTGGTGTTGAACGCAAGATGTATAAGATGCTTCAAGGCAAGGTCGATATCCATCAACGGTTGGTTGACCTATACAAAGAAGAGATAGCTGAACTGGGAGAAACAAATGAGTGAAGGAGTGTCAGTTGATAAGCTGGTAAAGATATACATAAAAATGCGCGATAAGCGCAGTGTGTTGAAACGGGAGTATGAGAAGGAGGATTTAGAAGTAGAAGATAGCATGAAGCTTATTACCGCGCAGTTGCTTGAGTTGTGCAAAGAGCTTGGCGCTAGTGGGTTGAAGACAGCGTATGGCACGGTATCACGCACGACCAAGACGTATTACTGGACGAACGATTGGCCGGAAATGCGGAAGTTTATGAAAGAGCATGATGTACTTGACCTCACGGAGCAACGGCTTCACCAGACGAACATGAAGACTTTTCTGGAGAATAACCCTGAGTTGCTGCCTCCGGGACTCAATGCAAACAGCACCTATGATGTTTCTATCCGTCGTAAATAATCAGGAGAATTAAATGAGTAACGATGTCACACTGTTTAAAAATGGCGTTCCCGACTACCTGCGTAACGCCCCGCTGGATGATGTAACCAAGTCGTTCCTGTCTGGGGGCGGGGGTGGTAAGCGTATATCCATCCGTGGGGGTGTGTTCCGTCTGGTGGTAGATGGCAAAGAGATTGCCACTAACGAAGAGCGGTCGATGAAGATCGTGATCGTAAACGCCGCACCGAAAGTTTCACGCTCGTTCTATGCGGGTGCCTATGACCCGACTGCTAAGGGTACTGCTCCGTCATGCTGGTCTGCGGATGGGGAACGTCCTGACGCAAGCATCTCTGACGCGCAAAGTGCTAACTGCACGACTTGTCCGCAGAACATTAAAGGCTCAGGTCAGGGTGAGTCCCGTGCTTGCCGTTTCTCCCGCCGTGTTGCCGTGGTGTTGGAGAACGATCTGGAAGGCGATGTGTTCCAGTTGACTCTTCCAGCGCAGTCGATCTTTGGTAAGGGCGAGAACGGTAAGCTGCCGCTCAACTCCTACGTGCAGTTCTTGGCGGGGTTCAATGTCAACATCACTGCGGTGGTGACTGAGATGCGGTTTGATACGGACAGTGCCACACCAAAGCTGACCTTCAAAGCGGTGCGCCCGTTGACTGAGGATGAGTATGAGCGTTGCGTAGCGCATGGTCAGACCGATGAGGCCAAGGAAGCCGTTAAGGTGTCCTATGCACCGTCAGCACCGGCAGTTCCCCTCAAGCAGTTGGCACAAGCCAAACCAAAGGCCAAGGTTGAAGCCAAGCCAGAGGAGGAAGATGACGAGGAAGTTCCCGCAGAGCCTAAGAAACGGGAATCCAAGAAGTCAGAGCCGGAACCCGCTCCCAAGAAGAATCTGAAAGACGTGTTGGATCAATGGGATGACGAATAATAATTAAATAGGGTGGGGGGTGCGATACACTTCGCACCCCTTTTTTCGGGAGAAAGAAATGAGCAAACGCGGTTACACAAAGAAGATGAAAGCGATAGTATCGAACCCCGATAATAAGGGGCTTGGCGTCGAGCTTGGACGCTTATGTATTTTGCATGGTTACTCCGTTGTTGAGTTAGCGGAGGTTTTTGGAATCACTCGTGCTACGGCGTACAACTGGATTACCGGTAGAAGTACGCCGAGCAAACACCTAATACCCCAAGTGGCCGAGTTGGTGGAGCGGTTACGACAGAAACCGGTTGCAGAACAATATGAAAACGAATAACCATGCTCACCAGACAGGAGTTTTTGGAGGTGGTTTTGCCTCCAGAGGGAATCTACTGTGTCTTTGCATTAGAAGGTAAACGCGTACACAGCCAAACTTTTCATAAGACAAAATTAGAAATTGATATTGCAGTCGATCATCTGGAGGAGAAAGGACTTAACTCATTTATTGCGGTCAGTAGTTTTGAATCCGCACGAAACCGCACGGCAGAGAACGTAGCCTGTGTGCGATCTTTCTTTTTGGATTTGGATTGTGACCCGGACATTGACGACGGTAAGCATTACCCCAGCCAGCACGACGCACTACTAGGATTAAAGCAACTTGTTAAGGACTTAAAGCTACCCCGTCCGATGCTGGTTAATTCCGGCAGGGGTATCCATGCGTATTGGCCTCTGACGGAGGCTGTGTCTCGTGCGGAATGGAAGGTCGTAGCAGACAAGTTTAAAGCCGCTTGTCTACTTAACGGTATGAAGATTGATCCTGCTGTTCCTGCTGACGCAGCGCGGGTGCTTCGGGCGGTAGGTTCATCTAACTTCAAGGACAAGCTAAACCCCCTTAAGGTGGAAGTTCTTAGCACGGTAGCCCCGATTGAGTTTGAAACCTTCAAGACTATTCTTGGAGTGACAAACACGGACGTTGTGGAGTTGCCTAACCGGATGCCGATGGACGACGTAACCAAGTCGTTGCTTGCAAACCGCCCGTCCAGCTTCAAGGTGATCCTACAGAAGAGTGTGGTAGGGGAAGGGTGCAATCAGCTATTGGAGGCGGTTACAAATCAGGAACATACCAGTGAGCCTATGTGGAGAGCGGCGTTGTCTATCGCCCAGCATTGCAAGGATCGGGTAAAAGCTATTCATGCTATATCCAGTAAGCACCCTGAGTATTCCGCAGCAGAAACAGAAGAAAAAGCAGCACGTATCCAAGGCCCGTATCGGTGTGAGACTTTTTGGAAGGACAACCCCAAGGGTTGCGAAGGGTGCAAACACCGTGGAACTATTGCCTCACCAATCATACTGGGGCGTGGGTTAGCAGAAGAAGCTAAGGCTGAGGACAACATCGTTCGGGATGCCCTGACACCAAGCAAGACCTATGTCATTCCGGCGTATCCATTTCCGTATTTCAGAGGCAAGAACGGCGGGGTATATCACCGCATTAAGAACAAAGATGGCGACACAGAAGATGTGTTGGTTTATGAAAATGATTTCTACCTTGTTAACACCATTGATGACCCAATACTCGGAATGTCCGCGCTTTTTAGAATTCATTTGCCCAAAGACGGGGTAAGGGAATTCATCATGCCCATGCAGGAGATGGTGGGCAAAGAGACGTTTGGTAAACGGCTGGCACGAGAAGGTATCAGTGCTTTGGGTAAACAAATGGAGGCACTTATCATGTATGCCAGTAAGTCGATCAAGAGTTATCAGAACGCGGACAAAGCTAAGAAGTCACGGTTGCAGTTTGGGTGGGCAGATAACTACAGTGCTTTCATCGTTGGTGACCGGTGCATTACTGCAACAGACATTACCTACAGCCCCCCATCATCCGTCACATTGGGGTTGATTAAGAACTTTCGGCAAGAGGGCAACATCGAAGAGTGGAAAAAGGTTGTGTCAATCTACAACCGTCCGGGTATGGAGTTGCACCTGTTCACATTGTTTGGGGCGTTTGCGTCACCGTTGGTGCCTTTCTCCAAGAAGAAGGGTAGCGTGATGAGCTTGTATAGTGAGGGCGCAGGTACCGGTAAGACCACGATGCTCAAGGCAGTCAACAGCGTATTTGGACACCCAGAAGAAATGCTCTTGATTAAGGACGATACACCGAAGTCCCGTATCAACCGGATCGGCACTTTGCAGAACATCACCCCCACGATTGATGAGATTACTAACGAGACACCAGAGAACGTATCGGCTTTTCTATACCAGTATCTTCATGCACGGGGCGGTAACCGCCTTCAGGGTAGCAACAACGTAGAACGCTTGAACACTACGACATGGGAAGCCAACTGTATCGTTACATCCAATGCACCGTTGGAGGATAAGCTCCACGCTAAGAAGCGTAACCCCGATGGCGAGATGTCACGGTTTCTGGAATTTGCTTGGTATCAAGGGAATGAG